CTCCGGAGTTGCCTTCAGAGCTTCATCATCCTCGTCAGCTTCGAGCGCTTCCTGCAGTTCGTCATAGGTCTTCTGGTTGACCATCTCCGCGCGTCTCTTGCACATCGAGCGGACAAATTCTTCCGTCCTGCCGGAATCGTATTCGCCATTGTCGAACAGCTTACGGACCGTCTCTTTTCCGATCGCGGTGCTCATGGAGAATGCCGCCGAGAATAGATCTTCCGTCAGCTCTTTGTTCCAGCGCTCCTCGTCCCACCATTTTGCAGATTTCGCGCCGAGTTTGGACAGGACGCTCTTTTTCTGCCGCTTGAAGAATGCCTTGTAGACATCCGCAAGCAGCTGCGCTTCTTCGTCTGTCGGCTTTCCTCTCGACTTGCGCGCCTCTGACTTCTTGAGGATCTTCTGAGGGGCTGAATTATATCGCTCGACCGTCGGGTCCGTGTCCCTGGGTGATGCCAGCCCGCCCGTGATCACATTGAGCGGTGTAATCAGTTCGTCGCCGCCCTCGGTCGCAGGAAGATCCAGTCTCGCTCTCGCTTCATTCCGTGACAGGAACGGAGCACCGACTGCACTGGATAGTGTCGCGATCTTTTCTTCGTAGGTACCCTCTGTCTTGATGGTGATGTCGTAAGCGAGGTAATGGTTCGCCGGTTCGCCAACTCTCGGCAGCAGGACCATGTTCAGACGGTCCGTCGCCTGCATCAGCGTAGGTGCGAGGCAGTCATTATACAGTGCTCTCGCGTTGTCCCTCGCGCTTGCGTATGTCTGACCGCTGCCGGGCCAGATCATGGCGGGGTTGACATGATAAACCGCTGCACAGTCTTCCCTGGACAGCTTCACGGCTTCGGCCCACTGGGCGTCGCGGCTGTTAAACTGGACCGTTTTGATCTCCATGCCGTCCTCGAGGATTGGCATTCCGCCGCCCTCGCCTGCTTTATCACCTGCCCATGATGATTTCCATGTCTCCTTAAACCGCTCGAATGCAGGCTGAGACCACGGAGCCACATCTTTCGGCCGCGTCAGATACGCGTTAAACCGTCCGCCCCTGTGCCACATCTGTCTGCGGAATTTGTTCGATTCGACCTGCTCGTGCAGTGTCTCTTTCAGAGCTGAGATCCGGCTGTACTGCCTCATCGGATCCGTCGGATCATAACCGTGGAACAGGATAAACTTGTTCGCTGGTATCTCGATCGGAGCCGTGCCCTGATTCGTGCCTATCACGATGTATTCAGGAGCGAACGGCGAGGTCCCTTTGTAGCTCTGGATCCACGCTGCCGGGATCGGTCTCAGCTCCCATCCGCTCTCTGTCTCCTTACTTGGGACGATCAGCGTCAGGAAACGCTCATACAGGAGCAGATCCGTATACATCCAGCGTTTGAACTCATAGGCCGTCATATCCGGATTCGGCTTAGACATTAAAAGAGCCGCGGGGCTGTCGTGCACCCTCGGCCGGTCTGTGTCGCTCGCCCTCTCGTATACCTTGATCGGGATCTGCGCTGCATTATCTGCTAAGAAACTGACTACTGCGCGGAGATTAGGCTGTGTCCGATACAGCTCGGCTGCATCCAAATTGGCTACGTTTACGCCATAATCCCCGCCATAAACATATGTGATTTGTGGCCGGAAAAGGTTCCGAAGGCCGCTGAATATTGCCATATCTGCCCTCCTACACGACCAGCACGCCTCTCTCCTCGTAAATGCTGTCGTATAACTTTTGTTTACTCGTCCCTGTCTGTGTTGCGGCTCCGAATGCCATCGTCACGGCTACCAGGGGCGAGATATCTTCCATGCTCTTGTTTCTGTCCCATGCCCATGCACCGTCACCCATCGGCCGCGTTACGGCGATATTAGCCGCCAAATCCAGCGCAGCCTGTGTTATGTGATACACTGGCGTCGCGTCCGTTTCTGCGTCTTCCGCGCAGGCTGAGACCGCATCATACAAGCGTCCACACCATCCCGCGACATCCCTTCCACAGCACTCAATGACCTCGACGCCATCAATAGCCGCGATGACGTCCATCATTGACGCGATCGGCGCGCCTTTGCTCTGCAGAGCGATCTTAATTCCGCCGGGATAATTTGGTGCCGCATTCTGCAGCCATTTCACGATCCAGCCGGACCCGGGTCTGTATTCCGCGAGCTCCGCATGCCATGCACCGTCGGCCCGTTTGCCACAGACCGCTATGCTTGTGTGCAGCCTGTCCGATGCTACATCTATGCCAAACCAGAGCGGAGAATCTTCCGCAATGGTACTCTTTTCATCTTTGCCGGCGTCCCATGCTCCGATCGGGAACGGCGGCGTTATGGTTGACGTCACCCATTGGCAGAGGCATTCCGTCTTGAACACATCCGCCGGGTCGTCTGCCTGCGCGGCCTTGAGCGTCGACAGCTCTATCGTGTATCCCAGTGACGGATTCGCCTGTGCCCATGCCCGCGGGTCTGTCGGTTCCGCATCAGGAGGCGCTGACCACTCGAACAGGCCGAGCGCGCTTCCTTCTGCAGAGCTGTCGGCTTCCGGTTCTGATTCGCCCATAGCTTTCACGATACCGTCCGGATCGCCGAGCTGTGCATGTGCCCTCATGCGGAAATGACGGAGCACTACGCTTGTGCCGTCGCCCGCGTTGGACATACACCACAAGAGTGCATTCTTCCGCGCCATGCCTGTCTTTGACAGTGCCGCCCATGCTTCCCACGTCTGATGCTCTCTGAGCTCGTCCAGGAGCACCAGATCGGCCGATTTACCTCTGCCTGCCTTACGGTTCGACGCCCGGACCCTGTAGTCACGGTTTCCGACCAGCTGAAGGCGCTTGGACCCGTTCGTGTACCAGACGTGCTTGATCGATTCAGCCAGGACTTCATTCTCCTGAGCCATGTCCACCACATGCTGCCATACGTCCTCCGCGTTGGAGACGTCCTGCGCCGTACCCAGCACAAGCGCCACCTCTAACTGGTAGAGGAAGTAAAGCGCGATCACGCATGACAGTGTGGTCTTGCCGTTCTGTCTGGCGACAAGGACCTGGACATTCTTGAAGCGGAGCCGCCAGCCGTCGACAGGATCGTCAATGACTTCCAGCGCATGTATCACCAGCCACTTCTGCCATGGATGCAGATTAATGTTCAGCACATTTTCCGCAAACTCAATAACCTCATAGCCCAGTGTCGTGTCAGGCGTCAGCTCTCTCAGTGGCGGCGTATAAATTCGCGGGACCTCACATCCGTAAATCACGCCTGTCTTTTCCATCTGCTGTTACCTACCAAATGGATTTTCGCGTTCTTATCAGTCCGCGGCTTTGATTCAGAACTCTTTTTAATTAAGCTGTTCAGCTTTTCAAGTGCCTGCGCGTACTCGCGGACTGTGGCGCGATATTCTTGCACAATCGGATTAGCTCTGAGGATTGTCTCTCCTGTCCCGACCGTTACTTCTTGTGCTAGTGGTTGTTTGTTATACACTGGCGTCTGCTTTTTGATTTTCTTCTGTAAAGTGAGAACTGCCTCAGCAAGCACAATTGCCTGCGGCTTCAGCTCTTCGCTCACAGACTCACACATTTTTTCAGCTTGCTTCATGAACTTCCACCTCTATAGAATCTCGTTTTATTGAGTTGCAAATCGCATGAGCGACCTGCACATTTTTCTACCTGCCTTTTGGGTATTGCCTTATATTTAATGGCGCGCCAGTGATTAAGGCTTATCACGTTCGGGAGCTACCCTAGACGCGCCAGAAAAAACTTTTGAAATTGTGCGGACGGAACAAACATGGTGCGGCCGGTTGATTTGGCGAGCGCCATACTCTCCAAGATTTAGAGACCCTTACCCCAGTTGCGCGTCCGCCTTCCGAGATTATTTATTCCTGCACGATTACCTCGTGCTCTATTGCATTTCTTATGGGAGGGCTGGACGTTCTCAGGCAACAATGCATATTCAGGATGAGACTCAACAGTGACGCGGTGGTCTGGCTCATAGCTGTCGTCGGTGGTCGAAGGTTGTGCTTCGTAGTCTATTGGCTGTCCACAGTGAACGCATACCGCATGTCTTGCCTTGTCTCTCTCGTAACACTGAACCCTCAGCCGCTTCCACGCCGGGCTCCATCTCGGATCACTCATGTCCACCTCTGTTACAAAAGAATAGCGGGAGCCTGTCAGCCCCCGCGGTGGTATGGTATTTAGAGTGCTATCGCCATGCACTAAAATGAGCGCCGCACCTTTGACAGTGTGACGCCCGTGGATGAAAGGAGATAATATGAAGGAAGGTATGTAGTAAATAAGCTTTGTTATCTTTGTTGTCAGCTTATATTATACTGGCCTAGACTCTGCAACGGACTGCAAGATTTCGTCTAGGTGCTTGAGCGCCCTGCCGTGCAGGTAGTAGACTGCTCGCTCACTGCACGGAATAGCATGCGCTATGGCTACCCATGTCTTGCCGTCAAGGTATCGGAGCATTAGAACTCTGCGCTCGTCAGGATCCTCGATGCGGTCGACCATCATAACGATGTCAGCATTAACTCCAATCAGTTCCTTCTCTTTGTCAAACAGTAGGTTGACATATATCTCCACTCGCGCGTAATAGTCTGACAGGTCGGTGTGGTTGTGAGCCTTCGGCATGTCGTTGTAGCTGATTGCTTTGGGCGACATGTGTGATGC